CTGGAAATATCAGGTATTTGCCCGGCACCAATCCCAGTATCCTTTGTTGCCGCAGACCCAAGGCCAAGTGTCGTCCGTCCACCAGCCGCTGTATTCGAGCCAAGGCCGCCCTGCGCCAGGCTTAAAGCAGTTGTAAGACCGGTTAATGATGTAATGTCTCCATTTGCACCTTTCTTTGCATATTTATCCAGATCAGTTTTGTCAGCTTTTCCAGACACTAAATTACTCAATTTCTTGGCTGAAGGGCCCGTCGTCTGGCTGGTATCTGGGAGAGTGATTGTCACATCACCTTCAGCTGTGAAAAACTGCTGCCAATTCTGCTTGTCGTAGTTCAGTCCGCGCAGAGCCTCGGCACTCTGGGCAACCAGCGCAGCAGTGACAAGGTTCATTGCAACGCGTGGCACAGCTGACCAGGCCGCCCCGCCTTGTGTCGGCCCGGTATAAACGCTGACGAGCGTTAATGCTGTTGCACTCTCAACTGATTTGACCGGCAGCGTGTACGGCACACCGCCGACAGTGACAACGATGAAATCACCCGCCGCCAGTTCAGTATTAAATGACGTTCCCGAGCCCGATACTGCTGCGCTGTTGTTTGTGAGCGTAAGTGTTCCTGCAGACATGATTACTCCTGAATTTTATGCATTAAAAAACCCGCCGTAGCGGGTTCTATTAAATGTTTCGATCAGCCCTTATGGATAGACCATCGATACTCCTGAACTCTCTTCAGGCATATTGCTGATGATTTTGAATCGTAAATAAGCTTCAAACCATCCCTGGGGTACATAGTGTTCAGGTATCCAATCTTGTTTTCATCAACGCACTTTACCTCTGGCTCGGGAACCTTATAAACATCCCGCTTCACCTGGCTACTCCCATTAGTCATACGGCAAATAATCACCAAAAGTATCGCTAAAGATACCAATACCGCTCCAATAAATACCTTTGCCCCATCCGTGTACTTAACCGACATGCATACTCCTCTCATTCAATGAGAGAACGCTAGCAGTATTGCTAAGGCTTTTAAAATTGGTACGATAGATCAATTTTCGAAGATTGATCGTTTGTACCGATCAATTTTAAATCATCATTACCCGTCAAACCTACTAAAATTGGTAGGCGGCTAACTTTTGCTCACAGACAAGCTGGTTGCTGCCAGATTTCATGGTAAAGTCAGAAATAGCTAATTGCCTGTGGGTATATAACCAACCTTAAAAGGAATTACACATGAAAACCATTAAGTTGCTATGCCTCGCGTCACTGATTGCAGTTTCTGGTTGCTCTCACATGCTTGCCAAGCCTATTTGCTATGCCAAAGCAAACAATATCCATGGCGGTTATAATATTCCAGTCATGGCAACTAAAGAATCGCCGAATGGGTTGCTGGTTCAGTTAGGCGGACCATATCAACTACAATGGGCAAACGCGAGGGAAGTTGATTTATCCAAGTGTGGGTTAAACATTAAGTGAAATCCTGTAATACGCGTCGTAAAGGCGCGTATCAATATACAGACAGTTAGCCCGCACAGCCGCGCTATCATCAACTCCAGATACAATCCTTACCGTCACGGGGACTATATCTAAGCCATTTGTTCCTCCGTGAAAAACGTCTTCTGTCCAGAGATATTCACGTTCTTGCATAGGTTCCACAGTAAAATCATGAAGAGAGGGGATCACAGCGCATGGATATCCTGATGGTGCAGGTGAGAGATAATTCCAGTTCATAACTTGTAATGGAAGCATATTTCCAGAGTAAATCATTTCGCCAGTCGTTGGGCTGAAAAAGAAGACGCCCCACCTTGGCCTCCATGGGATAAAGTTTGAAAAAAGATAGAATCTAAATACTGTATACCCGGCTCCAGATATGTTAGAAAGGGCAGCATTTACCACTATCTCTTTGTATCCATTGCCCCCATTCCTTACGTAAGCGTAAATCCCTGCACTAGCGTCATCTCTTGCGCGAGCGAACATGAAACATTGTTTTCCATTTGGAACGTTTGTGCCAATAACTGGCTGGCCTATCTCTGACTGGACGTTTACATCCTGAACTTGTACCAGCATCAGTGGTGTGAAATCAGGTGATGCGAAAAATGTTCCGTCGCGCCTGGAAATCTTCATTCCAATAGCCATATCATACCGCCGAAACTATCAATGTATCATTTCGTAAATTAGACCAAGAAACCACATTACCAGATATAGAAAGGTTGGCTACACCATCAGAACGATAGCGAACCTCCCCAATCGCTACAACGGAAGGTGATTTACCTGGTGGTAGATTGTACGCTCTCTGTCCCGCCTGCTCTCCTTGGATGATGTCCAAGTAATATGAAGGAGCAAAAGCATTAACCACATCAAAGTCTCCATTTGGCATTGTTATTTTCGCACCAAACGCCATAAGTACCTCCTCATTAATAAAAACCAACAACAACAACTTGCGAATTCCCGTTATATACAGTTAATCCATTATTATCTAATACCGTTCTACCACTCCCGTCACCCGTGCTATTTATTGAAATGGCCCCTCCATTAATTTCAATCTTGCCGCTTTTGGGTATATTCCAGCCAGAAGCTCCGGGGGAGTAATTGTTAGACCGGATATACTCACCAATCTTTTCATTAGTTACAGACAGGTCTTGAATGAATGCAGAGTTGATAAATGCCTGTCCGTTAAATACAAAGAACGCAGCCTGATAATTGCCTGGGTCGCTTCCTGAGTAGATACCGAACTGGTCAGCTGCAAATACTACAGTGGATTTGTAGGAGCTGCCTGATGGCTCAAGGGACATGCCAAATCCAGTGTTGTACTTCACACCATCTCTTACAATCCCCATATTAAGCGTATAGCTCGCCTTTGCTGTTCCGTCGCTTTTTACTTCGGCTGTCATTTTTTGGTTAACCGCTGCCGTCAGATCACCTACCTGAGCCTGCACATACTCTGACAGGTCAGCCAGTGCATGATCGACTTCTGCAACCGTTGTTTTCACAACGAGAACATCTGCACGGACCTCACCATATTGCTGGAATTGGTGCTCAACCGTTCCGTGGTTTGCCAGGGAATTCTCCATGATCCCCTCCAGGTTAGTATCAACCCCTTCCTGCACGTTTTTAAATGCATCGGAATCGCGAATGGCCTTGTCGATATAGTCATTCATCCCTGGAATATCAGAGGATGCCTGCCCTGACGCCTCAACAAAATCGGATACCCCAAAGGCATTCCGGGTTCTCACGTAGACATAGTAGGTTTTGTCAGCCTGGAGCCCGTGTAACGTCCATTGGGTTGAACGTCCGAGGAATTGGGCCTGATCTTCGATAACGGCTGGGTTCGTTATCCTTTTCTCTCCTGAATACCAGAATTCGAACGAAGTGTCTGTGGTAGCTGAGATATTCATCACCGGAACAAGATCAGCTGAGAACAGCCCTGGAGTCCATACAATGCTTGAGGGGGCAGGCGGCGCACCAATCACGAGACTAACCTGAGTCTCTGCACCTTTCATGCCGTTCTCGTTGCGGCCGCGAACGCCAAGCGAGTATCGCCCTGCATCTATGCCGTAAAACTCATAACGGAACTGGTCTGTTTCGTGCTGCGATACAACCTTTCCATCTTCGGTGTATATGGTCAGCTCGAACGTTATTTTGCGCGTTGTGGTTGCAGTCTCCCACGTAGCAGTAACCTGAACAGTCTCAGTATTGGTGTTAATGATGCGCAGGTTTTCGATGTTCGGGACACGATAACCATTGGCAGTATCATTCGGTATATCGAAGACTGCCCCCTCATCAACAACAGCTTGCTTGTTAGGGTCTTGAAGTCCTGCGGTAATGCTGTAGACGGAATTGTTTTCGGTCTCTGCAACGCCGAGGATTTTCCACAGTCGAGTTTTAACGCTCGCTGTAGAGATAACGAATACAGTGCCGTCTTTAACCCATACCGGAGCGGTGCGAAGCGTGATTTTGTCTCCTGCGACGCTGGCAATATCATACTTAACCAGCTTCCCGTTGCTTCCCATGATGGACATTCCATCGCCGCTGCCAGCAAGCTCAGAGACATCAGCATCAACGGTAATGATAGAGCCCGCATGTGAGATGATACGCCCGCCGAGACGTGCGGCAGCGTGGTTATTATCCATCACCTCAACAATGTCACCGGGTGTGAACGCGATGGCATCACGCGCCATCTGGAACGTTACACGTTTGTTCTCACGCTTTGCAGTTTCCAGCAGCCACTTACCCGCTCGCCACGCCTGACCGCGAGATGTCGCACCAAATGCCTCAATGGTCGTTTCGTTGTACTTTCCGCTCTGGCTGATTAGCGTATCGTCGGAAACGTATTCCTTCGCGTCCTGCCAGCCGTTGTTTGGGTCAGTCCATGATACGACGACAGCGTTATAACGCTCTGACTGCTTCACTGAGCTGTAGCTAAACTTCCCATCTACAACGTTAGCATTGCTGATAGCTGCTATCGGGTCTTGAGGTGCGTCCAGCATCACTGTTAAACGCATGCCATCCCACAACGCCACTCCACGAAACATCCCGGCAATCTTGTCCAGAATATCTCTGGCGCTTGACTGCTCTGTGATGTATGCGTTGAGAACATGACGCGGCTCCTTGCCGCCATATCCATCGTTAACCAACTGGTCGCAGTATTGAGAAAGAATATAGAGCGAGCCATCATCAACATCGATATAGCCAGCGCGGCGAGCAAGCCCATATCGATTGTTTGTCACCAGAGCCCGGAAAAGCCATGCCGGGTTGTTAGTCCATGCCTTTTTGAAGCCACCAGTCCACAGCCCGGTATAGGTGCGGGCAATCGGATCGTAATTATCCGGCACGTCAACAATCAGCCCACGCAGGTGATAAGTGCGCGTCGGCGTGTCGGTGTACTGGTCACGGTCAATGACTGCACCGGCGATAGCAGAGAACGGATATGTAAGGTTGTCGTCAGTGATTTCTGTGTAACTATTCCACACCGTTCCGTTACTAAGCAGGTCACTGGTGCTGTCAGGCGTTATACGGCGAACACGAATATCAAATGGCTTTGTGTCTGGAGCGTCGATTACATGCGCCTCCAGATATTCTCCTGATATTTTGCTGGGGCCAATAGTCACGGTTTTAACGGGCTGGAAAGCGTTGTTGCCGGTTCGAACATCAATGGACATGGTGACGGATGTGTTTTTCTGATTTCCCTTTGTATCCTGCTCTACAAGACTGCGAACGCCGATATTCAGTCTGACCCTTGTTACATCAACGTCAGAAACGGTTCTGACCAGTGGAGTATCAAAAGTGATATCGTTGTTTACGATGGTCGTCGCTTCAATGGCAGAAAAGCCATTAATAGGAGACTGAGTTTCGGAGCCTGGCCGCCAGGCCACGCTTACGCCGTTGATATTTGTGTCACCGTTAACGCTGGTCACCGGCGTTTTGTTCAGAAGAAAAGATGAAAGGTGATCCTGGTCAACCGGTCCGTAAATTGGCCCCTCGCTGATGAGGTCCAGAACCTTCAGGAATTGCTTTGAGCGTAGGTTATCGTTAATAAGTGTGGGTGTTGAAGCCTTACCGCCGCCTGATGACATCGCGTTCTCCGGAAATAAAAAAGCCACCCGAAGGTGGCCTGTTAGCTAATCGACTCTTGCCAGTCCATATTGTTTGTCGTGTCTATCCCGAGGGATATGACGTTACTGCCTACCACCATTTCACCCAGGAGGATTGGTACTGGCCTGCCTTGCCCTATTCGGTTCTCGGCATTCGTGAATGAGTTGTTGGTGATGCTGTCGGTCTGTGCAGATTCTGCTGAGGTTTTTGTCTTCATGTTTCTTGACATGTAGACGGAGTAAGCAACAGAGGCCACTGCGATTGCAATCGCGATATATGCAGCTGTGACGCCAGTTATCGCTCCCTCAATTACCGGAACGAACAAAATCACACTTCCGTCATTGAGATGTCTGTCCATGTGCCACTGTACTGATGAGGTTTCTATTTCCTCGCCGGCGATCCTCAGTCTCATATTTGAACTCAGGAATGCTTTCTTAAAATCCTGGTTTTGAGCGAGTAGAAGCCGGAGGCCTTGCGCTGGCGTATCTACGTTTAGCTCGACTTTGCGGAAATGTCGGCGTAGATGGCCTGCAAATTTAAAGATGAGCACCGCTCATGCCTCCATATCGAATGTGTCTGTTTAATGAATGCCGGACGCATCGGCTCTCGTCTGCTGAGGTGTCCTGCATGGTCGTGATGAAGCACCATATTGTTATCCAGGAGAATCATTGCATGGCACGGATCGGCACCATCGAATGGCTGCCGGATAATTACATCGCCAGGCCGGGCTAATTCAGTGGATACCTGGTAAAATCCGTTAACGGGCATGTTTTTGAGGTACAGATTTTCTCCGCGCAACCACCATCCGCCGTTCCGCTCAAAATCAGGAAGGTCAATGCCGCACAGATGATATGCATCCCGGAACAGGCTATAGCAGTCCATCACACCATGCTCGAATCTGCGCCCCAGAAGGAATGACACTGGTCTGAACTTATGTAGCTTTCCACCGCTGGCAAGCCACCACGGAAGCCCGGTAGCAATTTGCGCCTTCCGGTCAGCACCTGACAGGCCTTGCTGATTCTGAGGGTGGGAGTGAAAAACTGCAGTAATCTCACCGACCTCTTCAGCAGCCAGCCAGTCATCATCACTGATTCGGAAGTGAGTATTTGGCTCGGGGTGTGAATTACGGCAGCGGAGCAGGCGACTGTCGTCGATGATCAGCCCGCACACTTCATCCTGCGACGTTGCCGCATAGTCGATACACTCTTTCATCAGGAAACCTTCTGAGAGCCTGGGAAGCTGCTGATTGGCATTGGTTCGGGGCGCTTGAATCGCATCCTGCAGCCAGAGCGACGATGAGAGCACCGGTCGCGGTTCGGATCGGTTGTGGGACTGTCTCTTTCATCTGCAACTGGCGGACCGTCATAGCGACATCCTTCACCGCGATACACCCACTGACATACATCGGCCAGAATTGTCCGCGCCGGGATAATGGCGTTATCACAGTCAACAGGAGTAGCCAGTGAGTAAGTTACCTGCTCAAATGTCTCTTCGGTCATTTCCTCCACGATGTACCGGGAAACAGCTTCTTTGGTGGGGTCGGCATCCGGGTTGCCATTCGGGAAGTTAACAGCGTCAAGATGTTTAACCGGTACCTGGCGGCGCGTAATGACGACTCCTAACATGTCGTCAAAGTCGCTGTTAATGCCGGTGATTAGGCCAGAAACGTTTGCCACTGCCATGGTTGGCCGCGCATACGTCCCTTCGTTTTTCATCTCGAAACCTTCGACGGCAATCGGGTAAGCCGGATATGCTCGCCCCTTCCAGATTACGTCCGTGTAGAAGCCATTCGTCCCTGAATGGAAGCGAACAACGTCGCCGCCGTAGGGCTGCAAGTCTGCTTCGAACAGGTCGATAAACGCGCCAACGCCAGCGTCAACGCTCTCGATAATCAATTCTGCTGGTATGTCGCGCACGGATAACTCCCATTGAAAAAGCCACCCGGAGGTGGCTATCGTGGCACTTGTTCAAATGTAGCTGTAAGTTCGTAGTGTGGACCGGTCTTTGTGGTGCTCCACGACCGGCACACAAACAGCCGCTGCACTCCGGTGTCAGATGGCGTCCAGTAGAACGCCTCCACAGACATTCTGGCTTTCAGGAAGGCATCGACAGCCTTAGCGATGTTAGCTCTACCGCACAGGCCATCAGTTCCTTTGAAGGTCAGCGAGTAGCTATCCATCAAAGGGTTGATACCTTTTACTTGGCGCTGCTCATACCCGTCGCCAAGCTTAACCACTGCAACGTTTGGCTGCCTGCTGACTGTGTATCCTCGCTCAGGCTTCCAGGTGAATATCTCTGGCATGATTATCCTCATTTTTTGTACTATGCAGCCAATGATATAATCTACTTTCTATCTCTAAATTCTTAGGAGGCACTAAATGACCATTCAAAATGAATCACTTCTTACCGCAATGGCAGTGAAAACTGTTCTTAGTTATGTAATTGCTGTCCTTAATGAAGATCAACAGCAGATTCTTAAAAAACTCACTGAAAAAAGCACAATGAATTTCGATGAGATAGAAAGTGATACAGTTTCTAAAGAAGAAATAAAAGAAGCAGCCAATTATGTGAATGATATGATAAGAGAGATAGTGAAAACTGCCCTTGGCGAAGAATGATAGTTAAGCGGCATTAGGCCGCTTTTCTATTTCCTTGGCGCCAGAATACCTCCAGGCCTTCTACTCTGGTCGACCATCATTTTCATCATATCGTTATTCCATACTTTACGGAGCCTGGATATATCCTCTTCACCAACTCCTCCTGTAGTATTTATTGTAAGATTCATTACAGGGTTGAATGATGCGCCACCTCCACCGTCACCCTGCATATCCTTATTGCTGATCACCTTTCCATTATCGCCAGGTATCATGTACTGCCTACCGGAGCTAGCCTGGTAAATCTCAGGCATGCCGCCCTCACCTACTCGATACATTTCCCCTGCAGATACCGGGCCACCGTTTTTACGAGCACCGCCATATGTGGCTCCGGCAATAGAGGAGATTAGCGAACCGCCTGCCGCAGCTACACTCGCCATTGCTGACAAGTTCCAGGGGAACGGGCCGGAAGCCATAGCGTTAGAAAGTGCGAGTTGAAGGTTTAGTCCGGCCTGAGCAACAGCAAACCCTTTACCGATGCCGAACAGGACGCGGTAGGCATCACTGGTATCGCCAGAGCTTTTTGAGATGATATCAGCGAGACCAGAGAAGCTATCACCCAACCCACCTAGCAGCGTATTCATCACATCAACCTGCCTACGTGATTCATCCTGAGCAATGTTAATACGCTCATTGGCTGCCTGCTGCATGATGGCGGTCTTCCCATCTTCATACTGCTGGGCATCAACAGCACCGAGCTGCTGGTATTTCCTGAGTGCTTCCAGCTTGCGAGACTCTTCCTCGTTAACCTGAGCGTAAGGGTCTACGGCCTCGCCAGTGTACGGGTCACGCTGCACCTTAGCAGCTGAGACTTCCTGGTTAACGAACCTGGTAGCCTGCTCTGCTTCCTGCCTCATTTTTAAAGCGTTAGCCACATCCCATGTCTTCGCAGCGTACTCGCCGGCTAGTTTGATCTGGTCTTGCGTGGCTGCCTTGCCAAGGGACTGTTGGGCCTTAAGAATCGCCTGTTCACGGCTTAGCTCTCGCGTTGAGTCTGCCGCCAGTTCTGATTGCTGCCTCAGGTTCGCCAGCTTCTGCGCCACGGACTCAGCTGAGGATGCTGATGATTTGCTTTCTTTGTTGCTTTCTTTCTGGGCCTGAACGTTTCTGTATGTTGCTGCATACTGGTCCTGAAGTTCTTTAACTTTCTCAGGGTCTTTTATTCCGGCGTCAGCAGCATCATATTTAGCCTGAAGACGTGCTCTGGCCTCACCCTCTAATTTTGATAAGGCAAGTCTACGAGCTGAGTTTTGGACTAGCTTCTCTGTTGCTTTGCTGTCAGCATCTGCGCCAGCAAGTGAAATCTCTTTCCTTCCCTCTGCGTTTTTCTTTGCTTGCTCGTAGCCGTTCTGCGATGACTTAATGAAGTCATTGACCAGATCATCGTATTCTTTCTGCTTTTTCTGACCATCGTCAGGCCACAGCCAATTAACTACTGTCGCACCGCTAATTGATGGCGTTATCTTTGAAATTGCAGCGGCCATTGATAAAAACTTCTCAGCAGTACTTGTTGAGTTATCTCCGAGCTTGGCAACAAATCCTGATAATCGGTCAATGACTTCCACAGCCAAATGAGAAGCCCCTGTAGCTTCGTTGACAGAAGCTGTTAATTTGGCGAATGATATTGAAAGCGATCCAGTTGCTTGGTCCAGTGTCCTCGGCAGCTTATCGAATTCACTGTTTACATCTTCCGTTCTTCTCTGAATCGCATTAAGCGCGTCTTCGGCTGATAACTTACCAGCTAACATTAGTTGGCGAAGCTGCCCTATGCTCACGCCCATACCTTTTGCGATTTGCCTGGCCAACTCTGGCATCTGCTCAAGAATTGAGTTGAACTCTTCTGCCCTTACAACACCGCCAGATATTGACTGTCCGAACTGCCTCAGGGCATTAGCCATCTCTTCAGCAGATGATCCGCCAATGCGACCTATTTTCTGTAGTGTTTGCGTAAGATTAAGAACCTGCGCGTTTGTCGCCCCAGACTCTTTTAGCGATGAGGTTAAGGTTTCCCAAAGCTTGGTAGTATCACGCAACCCAGCGCCTGTTTTTGATGCAATATCGGCTAACTCTCCAAACGTCTGGTTTGCTGCAACTAAATCAGGAGAGAGCCGAGTTATCCTTGCCTGTAATTGAGAAACAGCATCTGCGGCTTGCAGGAAGTTTTTACCAAACTCAATGATGACAGATGCCGCAATGGCTCCGGCTAATCTTGATATACCAGTGACGAGCCCAGAAATTTTAGTTGATGCGTTTGTTGCGGAGTTGCCGATAGAATCTAGAGTTTTATTTGCCTTCCTCTGTGCATCCAAGAGACCTGACAATTCAGCATCGACCTCAAAGTAAATAGACCCTGCTTTTTCTGCCATTTGTTTTTCTCCGGGCATAAAAAAACCCCGCCTTAGCGAGGTTTCTGTAAATAGTTTATTTTTCAGCTTGCGTTCTGGCAGCCAGGTTGACCCCGATCAATAACCTCAGTTCCCTCAATGAGGAACCCAAACTTACCAAACAGGAAAGAATGGTTAAATTGAGTTACGACCACATCAGAAAGGGCAACTGAGCAGCGGTTCTTCTCAATAGCTCTGTCGATAGCTGTCTTCACATTGGGAATGCCCAAAGGGAAAATGACCACAGGCGCAGAGTCCTCTGCAGTAACTCGCGCGCCCTTGATGAAATTATTGGAGTTAAGGTTATAGTTTTTAGTGCTCGCAACAGTGAGATCTGCAACGCGAGAACTACAACCTGCCAACATCATTACGCCCAAAGCAACAGCTAATACTTTTTTCATTATTTAGTTTCCATTGATTGCAATCAGAAACATATTAACATCTAGGGCCATAGGCTCAAGTCAAAATCAGAAAAAGACAATCAGCATTAAATTTATCCCTTTGGCTCAACGCCACGAGACTGTAATTCTTTCCTCAGCACTCTCTTGATCCACGCAGCTAATGATGAGTCGCCATCCTTTTTCATCTCTTCTTCTAACTGATCTCGGAACCCATGAGGCAATCGTAGTTGGTACTGATCTGTTTTTGGCTTGATGGTTGGCATTGTAATTTAATCTTGCCCCCTTGATGCTTCTTGTCTCTCAATCAGCACCCTTAACCCATCCAACGATTTAGCAATCTCAGCGAGGCTACCAGCGGGGTTAGTGGAGAATCCAGCTTCAACCCACGCCTCTAAAGCCGCAACAATTTCCGCATTGACAGATCGCTTATTCCTTTCTGCAAGAGCTGCCACCTTCTCTTTTAATTCTGGCTGAATTCTGACGTTAAATTGTGGGTTTCTTGGTGATGACATGGAAGTTACCTTGCTCAAATATTGTGTTGACATGATAGCCCATGGATACTAACATTTCAACATTGGTAGCCAGTGGCTACCAATATGACGAAGCCCCAGCTACTTACGATAGCCAGGGCCTCTATTTGTCCAATCCCTTCGAAGGAATAAAGACATGACTAATGTAGCAAAAACCAACGCACCAATCACGCAAACCTCCGCAATTTCTGCAAGCGAACTGCCGCCTGTAGGGCATGAGGGAATGAGAGTTATCACTACTGAAAACTTGGCAAATTTGTACGGTTCAGAAGTTAAGCATATCCAGAACAACTACCTCCGTAATGCTGGACGCTTCGCTATCGGAAAGCATTATTTCAAACTAGAAGGTGCTGAATTAAAAGAATTTAAAGACAAACCATCTTTAAGAGGGTTAGTCGCAAGCCGTGCAAAACACCTCATTCTTTGGACTGAGCGCGGGGCAGCCCGTCACGCTAAGATGCTCGAAACAGATAAAGCATGGGAAGTTTTCGAGCAACTGGAAGATTGCTACTTTAATGTTAAAGCAGAAGTCGCCGAACAGCAGAAAAAACCGAAGCAGCGCAAGTCATCTTCTGACGAACGCACACCACTTCGCCAGTACGTCGAAAAGATGATCGCCAACAAGTCAGGCATGAAGTACCAGGCAATCTGGAAGTTGGTGCATGACCGGTTCGACGTTCAGCACATCAACCAGTTATCGGCCAGCGAATCACTTGAGGCTGTCGAGTTTCTGAGGTCTATCGAAGGTGAATTCCTCGGCAAGCAGGAGGCACTGCCAAAACTTGACGCACCTCAGTTTAACGACACAGAGCTGCTGCGTTTCGTTAGTCTGTTCCTTTGGATGCAACGCGCTCGTGATTTGAGTTATAAGATTTACCCATCTCTCCGTGATATGGAATCTCGCCTTGCCGGTGACTTCTGGGACTTAAGCCGGGACACAACTTACGTGATAAGCATGTGCTACCAGGCTCTCGCAAGAGAAACATCTCACATCAAGCCGGGTTCTGTTCCAGGCTTCCGCATTGAAGAGATGATGAAACGCCTTCACAGATAGGCAGTAATGGCGCAGGGACGCGCCCTATCCCCATAAGTAACAAGTAGCAACATGTTAGCAAAGGATGGCGGCAAGGCAACGCAAAACAGAGGTCATGCCGCTTTATCTAACTTCCGCTGCTTCTTCGCGAAATAGTCATCGACAACAGTGTCATACTCTTCTTTCGTGAAGCCTTTCTGCTCAGGGTATTTGGTGTTCAGCAGCAGTTGAAACTCTGTCATCGTCAGCTTCATCGCTTCGTCTTTAGAAATGCCGAAGTGCGACCGGGCAGCGTTGATGTACTCGATAGCGTGAAACTCTCGCGTCATCTGGCCTGATTCGTTGCGCTGCAGCTTTCGGACTTTCGCCTTGCCTATGATGCCGTGAGTGATAAGCGAGCTGGCTATCATCACCATCTCTGCAAATGACATCGCACCGGGCATCCAGATTAGTTCACCTGGGCGGCTGCGACTCGGCACCATTGCACCTGTCAGCGCTGCGCAATCATCCTCACAGCACGCCTGCAGGATGTTAATCGCTGCCCCAATGGTTTTATCGGCAAACCCTGGTTTACTGACGTATTCCATCAGCCACGCAGGAACGCTCCCGTAAGCCTCATAGGCGCGAGCAAGCAGCGGTGACACTGCGTCATGATTTAAATCGTAAAAGGCCTGCACAACCTCTGCTGGAGACCCTATGCGCGTCATTGCGGCGAAGGATGGTCGAAAGAAGTATTCGCGGCGGCCAGCACCTATCAGGAACTCGCCAATTTCGGTTAAAGGTGTCATTGCTCCCCCATAATCAATATCGAGAGCTCACATGAGCCCTCTGTATTAATTACGCAGTCACGGTGATAGCTGCGGTGTCGGTCTTATCGCCGCCCTCAGTCGTCACGGTGATTGTTGCCGTACCAGCAGCTACGCCAGTAACCAGACCGGTATTGCTTACCGTTGCCTTGGTCGCATCGGAAGATGACCAGGTAACGGCTTTGTTGGTGGCATCAGCTGGCGCGATGGTTGCAGTTAATTGGCGAGTCGCAGCTACAGCGATAGATGCTGTCTTAGGCGCTACAGTAACGTCGGTAACAGCAACTTCATCAGCAACGTCTGTCACCTGCACTGTAGAACCATCAGCCACTTTGAACTCAGTAGACAGAGTAACAATGTCATCGGTGCCGCCGTCATTGCTGAGCGCTGTGATAACCATATAACCCTGAATCTGAATCTGGCCGAAGGTCATGCGCACCCACAGCGTTGGCTGCCGGCCAGCCGTTGCCTCTGCGACGTAATACTTGATGAATTTATACACCCCGTACTGATCAGAACGGTCGTTAACGCGCACCTCTCCCTCAAAGCTGAGCGTCAGGTCGTTAGAGGTTACGATGTTCTCAACCCAGCCTTTCGTATCGTCAGCGGATGATGTGGTCGTGTTCGGGGACATATCGAACGTCTTTGATGTGCCAGGCATCAGCAGCTTGAAATCTGCCTCCGTAGGCACCGCATCGGCGCAACCGTCAGCCACTTCCAGAATGACGGCGCGGCCAAAGAGTTTTGTGTTATCGGTCTGACAAATTGCCATGTCTTAGGCCTCTTATGAGCATAAAAAAAGGCCGCACATGGCGACCTGGTTGATTTGGTGTTTTGTTAATCGCTGCCGTATAGACAGGCGAACATGAGGCGGTAAACGAGCCGCCCCTCAGTAGAGAGAACCGGCGCGGGAATGCCGCCGAGATTGGTTATCTGGCCGAGGCATTTACTGACCAATGGATTTTGCTTCACGAACTCGATGATGCGGTTAACGGCGTCATCTGCCTTTTGATACTCGGTCACGCCTTTGCCCGATATGACCATTACCTCGACGAGATAATCGCCGCCACTGTCTTTATCAATATTCGATCCGCCTGAATTGCGAAAAACGATGTAGCGTTTAGCCAGGCGCTTATCTCCTGGGTCATCTGTCCATACTAGCACCTGAACATTTAGCCCATCAGTTAAGCCGTTCTCTATAAAGACATCATGCACCCGCTTATACATCGGTGGAGTCATAGGCTTAGCTCCTTCTTAATCACCTCTTCGACCTGTTTCCTTGTCCTGGTGGCTGCCTTATCAAGAAACTTAGGCTCACCCGACAGGTCCCAGAAATTACCCTGATTAGAGGCAAATGCCGTGCGTCCGTCACTGGTGTTGAATGATTTCACGCTGGACCTTGGTTTGCCTTTAAGCTTTCCTGATGCCTCATGAACATAAAGCGCATAATCGGCAGAAAACCCTACGCGACCATTAACACTGGTACTTATAAACTGCAAATCCCTGAACTGGGAGTTAACCAGCGTACTCGTATCCCTTGGCGTCATCGCCGCAGCCTCAGCGCCAATGATGAATAACGCAGACTGGACTGCTCTCACCACTTTCCGGCCCTGAACGTCTGCGAGAAGAGCATCTAGCTTGGCCTTTGACTGGTTGACGCCTTTCACTTTAACGCCCATATCAAGCTCCAGTCAGGATTGCATAGTCATCTGCTGTGCGTTCAAAGGTGTCGGCATAGCGTATAACCTGCATCACCTCATCAGCGCCAGCGTTTATCGGGTCTGCTTCAGTCGACGAGCCAATCAGGATGTAATCCCCGCGCTTTGCCTCCTCGAACTCAGTCCAGAAGGTGTTTTTAACGGTGATTTCCGTCCCGATGCTGCCGATTTTCGCCGACAATCCACCTTGATAGTCAGCCATGATGGCTTCGGGGTCTGACCATCCTAACGAGTCGCCATTCTCAGCAAAGCCAAGGTTTCGCCAGATGGTGCACGGAGCGGTGTAGCTCCAGTTGGCAACATTACTCATTCTCGCCACCTCAGAACCTGCGCACCAGTCGCCCGGATTTTCTCGCAGTTAATGAACCACTCGCCGTCAGATTTAACGTATCCGGTAGTCTCCCGCCCGGTGTCGGTCATCACCCAGACGCGCACGAATGACTCCGGCATTCGCTGCTTTACGGATATCCACATCAGCAGCCTCCGACGACATCAAAGAACCCAACAGAGCTACCAACATCGATGGGGAGCGAGCCGGTGCATCCGGACTTATCCAGCGCCAGAAGCGCGTTCCTCATGTTCTTGATATCGCCGCTATAGTCGAACGATCGGGATGCCCCTGAAGGCGCTGACTGTGACTTAATGCGCTGACTGAAAGCGGTGACGGCCATTAACGTTACGGCGTACACCTTTATCAAAATCAGGTCGCATTCATCGTAGCCAGCCGCCTCCAGGCACTGACTTATGCCATCAAGCTTGCAGATGTAAGCGTCAATCATGAAATCAGGAATGGTGTAACCAAGCGCAGACAACTGCTGTTTAACCTGCGCTGCTGTTATCTGCTCTGCCATGGTCATGCCTTCTTAGGTGCTTTGCTCTCTAGCTGTTTTTCTTTGGCTTCTTCAGCCAGCCCGGCGACAATCAATGACGCCGCCCGCTCTTCGCTAACTTCAATCGTGGAACCGGCCTCTACCTTTTTGAGACCGGCACCCGCGAAGATATTTGAGGAAATAACTTTTACGAGTGCCATGATTTACCTCTTAGCTCGAAGCGTGAACAACAGAGAAGTGACCGTTGATGTCTTGCTTAACCATCAGGCCAGCAGCGCCCCAGGTTCGCCACACATAGTCAGAGTTGTAGAACTGACGAGGGTCAGCGACGGTGCCGAATGCCTGGCCGACGATTGGCGCGATAACACCTGCAGCCAGTGGCACGATCAGGATTTCGTTGCCGGTCAGTTGGGAGTCTTCTTTGATGGCAGAAATACCAGCCAGTTTGGCAATCTCTTCCAGCACGGTGCGCAGGGAGTTAACGTCGAAGTACTGCTCCCAGTTAGACATGATCTCGGATGAGATGTACCAGGTCTGCTGGCCGTACTGGTAGTTTTGCAGCTTCAGCACATCGCGCAGGGCAATAGCTGCGGCTCGCATAGCTTTCGGATCGGTGCTGGTTGCGAAGTTTACGGTCAAGGTGACCTGAGCCACTCGCTCATCATGGCGAAGCCCCTTCCACGTCTTGTCGTCAAACTTAACGTAGTTGCCTGCCGCATCGCGGAAGCCTTCCCAGATGTAGTTAACATACTGGCGGCGAACGTCATCGACAGAGCCAGACTGCGCATCTGCCAGGGAAGAAAGCGCTGAGCCTTTGTTGAATACCGGATCACGCCAGTTGAACTTAAAGCCGCTGTCATGAATCGGCACCATTGTGCCATCGAAGGTGTAGGACTTAGCATCCAGAGCCGCGCCAATCTGACCGGACATGGATGTGTGAGCCCAGCCACGGCCACCGGTGCGAGCGTACTCGTACACAGATTCTTCAAGGCGAACTGAGCGAGACAGAGGCATCAGGTCGTTCAGCAGGGTGAACTCGGTGTTCGGCTCGAATTGCGCCAGAACGGTCTGATCGTAGGCCTTGTACAGGCGGCGGATGTCGTCAATGGCGTTCACAGCGTTGAGCTCAGGCGCGTCCTCTGCATCACCGCGCCATTTGGTGCGTGCAATGAAGTCTGCTGCAGCCTGAGCGCTGGCGTTACGTGCGGATACCAGCTTTTTGAACTGGGATGAGTTAACCTCAAGGTTGCCAGTCTCAGTGGCCTTTTTGGTGGAAAATACAAACATTCAGGTTCTCCTTACTTGATTACTACGCGCAGGAGGTCGCCTGCTGTCGCGATGGTGTATGAGCGGTCTTCTTCCACATAGGCGCGAGTTGCCTCGTCGGCGGCTTTGGCTTTAACGCGACCATTGACGATCGACAGCGGCTGACCCTTTGTATAGGTGCCTGCAGCTGCTGGTACGTTGAAGAACACACCTGGTGTCGGGTGGAACCCTACAACCCAGTCGCCCGCGGCGATGGTGTCATCCACCGTTTTGCAACGCAGATAGTCGTAGTTGGCGACGTAGAGGATTGCATCCTCTTTACCGTCTACAGATGCGGTGAATTTCTTCGTGGTGTTATCGAAGAAGCCAACAGTACCCGGCTTAGTGTCTGCCGCTGCCGCGCCCTCACGGTGCAGCTGTGGGTTGGCGAAGATGCCGCCTGCGTGAATTACGTGCTTACCGTCTTTAGCCATTTCTTATTACTCCGGCATGTCGCTGAAAGATTGGTTGTTCGTTGCCTGGCGATATGCGCCACTCAGGCCAGTAGATGTCTGGCATTGAGCAAACAGGCCATCGAGTGCTGCGCCGTCCAGTGCGTTAACCGCCATGTCATCAAGGCCGAACTTCGCTTTAACAGCAGCCCTCTTTTCGCCTTTCTCTTTGTCAGAGTTAACGGCAATGCCAGCTTCGATAGCGTCCAGCTTCTCTGCGAATGGCGCAAACCATGATGGTGCTTCGCTGTTGGTCGCCTGCTCTTTGGCTTTCTTCTCATCAGCCTCTTTTTTCTCGCGAGCGGCCTTCTCTTCTGGGGTTTCAGATTTTGCCTTGGCTTCATCTGCTGTCATCTGGTTGTATGCATCCAGCAGCTCCGCTTCGGTCTTGCCTTCGGTCGGCTTACCCTTCGCTTTGAGCGCATTTACGATCATGTCTTTCATGGGGTTATTAACTCCGTTGGTTTTGATTTCGTACTCAGTTGGCTTGCGCACGACTTCTACAGGTTCGCCGACGAACACGGCCTTGCCGTCATCGCCGATGAGGTATTTTTGCTTGAGGTATTTGGTGTCATTGCGGTAGATGAAACTGTCCGGCCAAACGCTCTCAGGCCAGAGCCACTTATCGCCCTCTCTCGACTCCCCAAGCTTGTCGCTGATAGCTCGCTGGATATCGTCAAAAGAGAAGTTGGAGGCGTTGGTGAAGAAGAACTTTGTTTTGTTTAGCAGACCTTCGCGTGTGAGGTCTGATGCACTTGAGAGCATAGCCACTTCAATCTCTTGCTCATCGCCTTCAGCATTCACGAAAATACCAACGCCCTCTCCTGGCGTACCCGCTCCGGGCTCATCAAGCAGCACGGCTACGTGGTCAAAGTTCATGTTCGTGGCGATTTCGTTGTACTTCTTGCCTTTTGACTCGCCATTGGCGGCGATGCCGGAGTACAGAAGACCTGTTGAGATGTGAATCGGCTCTACGTTGGTTCCTACCGCCATTTCATCAAGGCGGTTAACCAGTCGCTTACCCTTCTCGCTGGACTCTGCATACTGTCGGTCAACGTACATGTCACCGCTAACCCGGCCATCTTCATGACTGACGTTCTGGAGCCATGCACCGACGTGGTAGTTGTTCACCGCCCGTACGTCGCGGGCTGAAACATGCTTGCCGTCTACCTTCGGGTGGCCGAGTGGCATTGGGTTTCGCTCAAGGGTGTTGTATGCCTTTTCGATTTCGGCTGCCGGGTACAACTTCCGGTTCATCACAATATCGTCCACGACAGGCGTGATGCCGCGAACCACGATATGTGGCTTGCCGTCGATGGTTTCAGTGGTGATGTTTGAAGCGGAGTTGACGACGGTCAGCACGTTAACGCGATTGCGTTTCATGCCGTGTCCTCTGTGATTTAGGCTGCTTCAGCCCATTCTTTGCGCTCTTTAGCCAGTCGATCGGACAGGCCTTCGTTATAGATGGTGCCGTCATCATTCAGCAGGCATGGAATCTGACTGCAGTAGCAGTTGTACCGGTTGCCGCCGTCAGCGTAGAAGTCACGGACTTCCTCGGTCGTGTAAATGCGCCCGTGACGGGCTGCATGCCAGCTCCGGGTTGTCGCCTTTAGCGCTGAAAGCCACATCAAGCCGGTATTCAGACCAAGCCTGTCAGATGCCCAGTCAGTTTCATTCCACTGCGCCTGGCGAAGCGCTCCAACCTGCTCTGTCTGAGCGATGGTCTTTGCCTTTGCCATCGACACATCAAGCCGCTTGCTAACGATGCTGGCGGTTTCATGTGGGTTTATGCCGCGCCCTATCGCATCAGCAATGATGTTCGCAAGGTCAGCTCTGGCAGAGTCGGCAATGCCTTTCCAGTCGCTGTATGTGCTGATAAATGCGCTGGCGATCTGGTTCTGGTATGCCGCAGTTGATAGCAGCTGCTGAAGTGTTGTCTGGCTGGCGTATACCGATGACTGAGCAGAAAGGTTGGTGTATGCCGAGTGAGCTCCTCGCTCATACTCTGCCGCGACATAATCCAGCGCCCAGAGCCGCTGACTGCCTCCATCCAGCAACGCGTCATCCAGGATGGTTTGCACCACTTGCAGCAGGTCAGCAAGCTGCGCAGCTGTCATGTCGTAGATGTACGTACCGGCGTTAACCTGATAGAGCGTAGGCTCTGCACCTTCGTTATTGCACATCAACCAAGACTTCTGGCAGTTATCCACCCTTTCGCGGCCAGTCATCCTCTGGTCGAATAGCACCTTCAGCCGCCGCTTTATGTCCAGGTACCGGCGTTCGATATCATTGAACATCCGGCTTACCTGTCGCGCTGACTGCGTGGGGTCTTTCTTATTGCGCGGTACTATCGGCGTTCCGATTCTCGTCTTTTGCTCCGGTAAGAGGATCATCGGTGGTCACCTTTTTGTTTGGGTCGGGAGGCTGAATCTCTTTGATTGGCTCAAGTTCACCGGCCGCCCTGACCTCATTAGCATCTACGGCAGGGGTGCCGTATGCCTGCTGCGTCTTAACGGCGATGTCAGCCATCTTGTCCATGTTATTCAGCTTCTCAGCGTCACCTGGGGCCAACAAATCTGACCATGTAACAGACACTTCACCGCTTACAGGCGGGCTGATGAATCCAACCTTCCAGAACCGGGTCACCACATCGGTAACTAACTTTGACTGCCAGCCATTTCGCCGACTATTGCGCCTGATAGCCCATGCCTTCTTGTCTTCTTCAGAAGCAAGGTTGCCAGTCTGCTTGCCGAACAGGATGTTAAATGGGCAGGTGATTGTTGATGCGTAGCTATTTGCTGACACTGTCCATGATGGGGTGGGGTCTGCCGGAGCGACTGACAACACTGATGTGGTACCAGATTGAGTGACTAAGGCAGAATCAGTGCCGCGATTCAGCTTGCCAATCTTGTCATTCATTGCCTCACCGATATCACTATAGCCAGCCTTCTTTGCTTGTTCGGCTATGACTGACATGTCGGTGGCAGAATCAAAAGTGATGCCCAGTTGACGGCTGGCGTTCTTCAGGAATCCTTCCGCGCTGCCGCCTTTCGTCTTCTCAATGTCGAGCAGGTCATTGTAACCAGCCTCATTAAGCGGAACTCCAGCCAGGGCGTTATCATCTTCTGACCCTTCAGCAAGGATGATCACCCTGTCGGGATGGACAACCACGCTTCTGACTACTCCATACGTCCCGTCATCACCCACGGGCTGCTCGTTAAACTCATAAGCAGTCGGCATGCCATAGGTGTCGGATAGGGTGTCATTGTCGTAGTTAGTCGGCTTTATCTGCGATTCCCATGCAGGAATCAGCTTAACCAATGCTGCGTGCCCGAGTTTTTTTACTGTCGCGGTATCTACCGGCTGATCCCATGTCCTGCCATCTTTTATCTGCAGAAGAATTGCCGAGTATCTTCCAACCAGATTTCTCCGGTCTGCATCTTTGATGCGGGGCCAGTGCGGCTTGATTAGCTTGGTGACATCGGCTTCCCATTCAGTGGTTTTCGTCGCCTCGGTAGACTCAGGGCCATCAATGATGGTTGGCAGGTCAACCCAGCAGTCATCCAGCGTTTTATGAACGCCAGCGAAGGCCGCTGAGTTTCGACGATAGGCGCGATAAAGCATATCGAATGAAATTGTGTCCGGGTAACCGAACTCATCCCATAGCTTCGTGCGCTTCACGTTGCCATTGCGACCGGCATACAGCATGCGCTGCCGCCCTATTTGCTCAGCAAGGGCGTTTACGAGGAATTTGACCTCGCTACTTTGTTCACTCACTGAGTGGCTCCTTAGAAGAATATACCGCCTACTTGCTTGCGGTTGTGCTTAGCTGCTGCGAAGTAACGGAAGGCATCAGCGCCGTGTGACGTATGGTCATGAAGTGGTTTGTCTTTCCAGCACCCTCGCTTGCCGTCCCACTCCTTGCGGTAGCCCTCAAGGTGCGTTATTCCTTCGGCACACTTCACGTCATCGAATGCACATTTAGCTAGAATCTCGCGCACCGATTCAATGCCAGTGTCTACGCCGACCTTCGGAACAACTTTGAATGTCATCGAATATTTCTGGCCGTCGATTTCGTAGCCTTCTCGGGCTAGCTCTTTGCGGGACTTGGCATCAGAGCCGAATTCTCGGTTCTCGATATCATGCGGCCCCCAGTGCTCGCCGTACTCATAGCCTCGGTCTTTCAACACTTTCATATAGTGCCGTAGACCTTCGCCTGAGTTTTCGTAGTAGTCGATAACGTGGAATTCTTCGCCAACTTCGCGAACGAACCAGATAGCCGTGGAGTCGCCCACGCCGATGTCCCAGAACGTGTGAACCGGGAGGTGTGAGTTATCTGGGATTTGGCCGATTCGCTTGTTGGTGTAGAGCCAGCGGAACTGTTTGGCGTAGTACGCGCCCTCGACAGACTGCTGGAACGCCTCGGCCGGGATGGTCGGGTATTCGCGCTTCATGTCATCGCCGAGCGTTTTCTCTTTCGCGTAGTACCAGGCTTTTTGGCGTTCATTGACGACCACGCCATGCTTCGCTTCCATCTCAGCGAAGTAATCAACCAGGCGTTGCGGTAAAGGCTCTACCGGATCGATTGCGTACTGCGGGTTCTTCCACCATGAGAAGAAGAAAAACTTCCAGTCCAGTGCAGATAACGGCTTGCCCTGCAGTAAGGCTTTCTCTGCCGTCTGGCAGTAATCGAAGAAGTAACCCGCCCGGCCCTCAGCTGTGCTCTCGATAGTAGCGAAGCATCCAGTCGATACTGCCTCAAACGCACCAGTGACGATTTCACGGGCTTTGTCGGGCCATTTGGCGCATATTTTTCCGAACTCTGAAACGTGCAGGTAACGCAGCGTACCGCCACGAAACGACGTGCTGACGTACAACGACCCACCCTTCTTAAAGACGAGCTCACCAGACGAATCATTGCTGGCCGGGTTGGCTGCTTTGATTTCCGGCGGCAGTTTGTCGTATGCGTACTTCACCTTTTCGCGGAACAGGCGCTTTGCGTCATTCAGCGTGTGGGCGATCAGCGCGCATTTCGCCGACTCGAACAGTGCCGCATCCAACTGGATGATGCACACCTCAGTGGTGAAGCCGAGCTGTCGAGCTTTCAGTATGATATTGCGGGTGTGAATCCCCTCGAAGTATTCCCGCTGCTCAGGCGTCATCCTGAACCGCGTAGGCTTACCCTCTTTGTCGATGATCCAGTAGAGATTGTTCAGCCGCCAGTCTTTATCTGCCAGCAGCTTTAAGTGCTCAGGTTTCATTAAGCCCCCTGAGACAATGAATCCATCAGGTTAGACAGGTCATCGACCGTCTTGCTACCTTCGTCCGTATCGAGGTTGTACGCCTTGCGCTCAGCGTTGATAACCTTTATCTGAGCATCGACGCCAGCCGTTATCGAGCGCGACATGGAGGCGTGATTCTCTTCGGTTATCTCTGCGTCTTCGAGGAAGTCACGAAGCTTATTGGTGATTCCTCGCCATGCTGCCAACCCTTCACGGTGAGCCATGACTACAGCGGCGGCCTCATCGGATGCCTGGTCAATAATCTGATCATCAGTAACCACTGGTGACTGGTTACCGTCTTTGGTTACCGACTTGGTTACCTTAGCCTTAGTTGCCGATCTGACCTTCTCTGTCAGGTCGCGCTGCCATCCCTCTTTGTTTGCTCTCTTCAGGATGGTGGCATGGTTAACGCCATGCTTTTCACCGATGGCCCTTACCGACAAGGAACCAGCCCGGTAAGCCGATTCGATGGCCTCCCAATCTGGTTTCGCCATTACTTATTCCTCAACCTCTGGATGCCGCCGAGTAAATGCTTAAGATGCCGCCAGGGAACATCTGCATTAGCATCTCTTCTCGGATAATCTGCCGCATCCGAGGACTTTCAATGCCCGATTCTTTACTAATGTGTTTTTGTACGGCGGATTCTAACTCTGCAATTGCCTTAGCATTGGCAAGGATACTTTCCGACACACCACCAATAGAGCCATTGTCAACAGTGATTTCAAACGGACCAGAGAACTGAACACGGGTAACACCTTTTTCATCAACCACTTTTCCTATGGACTGAGTGTCAGCAGGATTAATTAATGCTTCACTGATAAACACCTGCCCAGGCTTTGGAGTAAAGCCATAACTCATCAGCGCTTTGTTTATATCTTGAATCTTTTGCGGAAGCTCATTGGAATCAACCTCAATGGTGATGGCTATCGTTTCTGTTTTGCTGGTCATTTAGAACAATCCTCTGGGTTAGATTGATATCCGCCCGGATTAGTCGACACCAGGGCCATCAAAAACTTACATAAAACTCTGTCAAGGCCATCAACATGACGACCTTTGCAGAATTTTATAAATCACCGGCCGCTTTTAATCTCGGCTGTATCTCCAGTTACCAGCTCAATGCTGTAGCACTTCTTGATGAGCCAGTCCCAGCGCAGAAGTCCTGAGATAATCAGCAGCCACTTCATGCCAGGCTTAAGTGTCCACTTGTACGTCAGAATGCCTGTTTCCATTTCAAACCTCTGTGTTAGTTGAGTGTTTTCCTGATTCATCCACCGCAGTTCAGGTTGACTGCTAATGAGGGATAACCCGCTTGTGCGGAAACCCGGTGTAACCCGCTACTGATTAACTCCATCCACTCGCATGTGAGGAGCCCGCTATGGCGGCATGGTCTTCGTTGAGATGGAGAGACTGCGACGGGGTGACGCTGTGGTGATGCATTTAAAAAGCCACCAGGAGGTGACCTGTGCGATGAAGAGCCGTTGTGAAAGTGGCTCTCGTCAATCGTATGCTATTTAAGCAAAGTGCAAAATTACACTTAGGCTGCCAGGCGGTGCTGCTCTTCGATGAGGGGTTGTCGATGGTTACGATCGAACATGCCTTTCAACACCTCTTTCCGTTGCTCAAAATCCCAGCCCATGCTGATAAAAACAGTGTTGGCGCGCTGGAGTTCAGTAATGCAATGGATTTGCTCAGGAGTAAGATAGTCGCGGATTGCTTCTTTCTTCCCGATGTCATGATGCACACGAAACTTAGCTGCCGTCATTCCAAGCGTAAGCCTGTTAATCAGGTCGGCTTCATTACTGAAATGATGAGGGGCAATCTGCTTTCCCTGTAACTCGCGCTCATGCTTGATGGCATCGGTCATTGGCTTGTATTCCAGCCTGGCTGAATTTCGATCCATCTTCTTCTTGGCAAGAGCACTTCGCATCGAGAAGAACTCTGACACCAGGCGCTTTTTGAACGACCTTACAATCTCGTTATTTCGCATATAGGTGATAAGCAGCGTGGTTTGTTGCTCATTCAGCAACGCAACACGAACTTTGGCATTGTTGTAGCCAGCTCGGATTTCAAATCCGACCTCACCAAACTCTTCCAGGTCGCTTTTGTTTCGATCAACCAGCTTTATGATGGTGTCATGATCACGACCCACACCTTCGGCTATCGCCGCAGTGTTTGTAACAAGGTCTAGTTTCTTAATTTCAACTAATTGCATGGCGTATACCTTTCTTTGAAATGAACCCTTGCCGCAATGGAAATCAGCCCGTCGAGGCTCGCCAGCACTAACTGACTCCCTCAAGGGCTCATATCAAAGGGTTGGTTCGACTTGGTTAGAGGCGCATTGCGGGCGCTGTTTTTGGTGCATAAAAAAGCCCCGGACTATGCCGAGGCTTCGTTATCTGAGGCACTGCTGCTTGATGTAGTCCTGCAGGTAGTTAACCTGGCCGGTCACTGTTTCGATTCGCTGTCGGAGAGTGAAATAATCCCGTTCAGCGGAGTCAGTAGGTCGGGCGGCGGAAGCATCGCCCAGGCTGCCGGTTGTGGCGGCGTCACCATTTGAGCAGGTAGCGTTGAGCTGCAGCCGGCGCTTGCCAGAAGCAACATCACGCTGCAAATCTTCAATGGTGCGTTTGGCATCAGCCAGCTCTCCGGTGTATTTTGCGTCAATTGCTGCAGCATCGCGTTGGCGGCTTTGCATGTCAGCGATGGTGGCCTTTGCCGAGTCTCGCTCAGTGATTGCTGTATTGCGCTGCTCTTTGTACGTGATGGCGTTAGAGCGGTAGTGATCGACTGCCCAGCAAAGGCTAAACAGGATTGCGGCCACGACGGCGATGGCGATTAACGTTGCGCGGCTCATGACAGAAACAGAGATCGCTCTGCCTCACGGCGACGGGTCAATCCCGCCAGAACCTTGCCGCCAGCTTTATTCCAGCGCGGGAACTCATCCGCAGCACCGCGATAGTCACCGGCATTCAGCTTTTTCAACAAAGTCGAAGTCGATAGCGAACGTGCGCCAAGGTTATAGGTGAATGACACCAGAGCATCGAATTGGCCTTGAGTCAGATTTACCTTAACCAGTTTCGACACGTCATTCTCGTAGCTGACAAGGCCAGTCTTCAGAAGTCTCTCAGCAACTTCCTGAGTGATGGTCATTCCAGCCTTTACCGGCTTACCATCTACAGGATTAGTCCAGCCGTAACCTATGGTCCAGACCCCGACGCTATCCTGGTATGCAGCCAGACGACAGCCTTCAAATTGCTTGATCAGAGCAATACCTTTCTCACTGGTTTGCATCGCTGGCACCTGTATTTGTCTTGTTGCCAATAACCCGGCGCAGCAGACCACCAAAGTAGTCAGTGCCGAGATATCCAATGAATACGCTGGCGATGTAGCCGAGGTCAGTTTTCAGACCTACAAAATCTAGTAGGTCACGGACGAACCAGGCGATCATCGCGCACATGATGGCGTCGATTACCGTTCGCCAGAATTTGCCGCCGTTGTACCGGCCTCGCAGATAGGCCATCGTGGCCGCCAGCAGAGCACCAATGCCCTGCTCTTTCACTGACATCAGCCACAGGAATAGTTGAGCCCAGATATCGGGTTGTTTGTCAGGCATACGCATATCTCTCACCTCCCGGTTAAGGGCTGTGCTGTGTGTTTGTTTGAAGGGAAAAGTGAATGCGCAGATAGCGCCAATTGTTTTTTGGTTTGCGCTCACCCCGTTACCGCGATGCGCTACGAAGGAATGAGGGTGTTCCGGGATTTGGGGTGAACGCAAAACAAAAATGCAAAAAGCCCTGAGCTATTAACCCAGGGCTTGATGTTTATATGCGGTTCTATGGCTGAGCCTCCGACTTGACGCATCCCAAGTCCTCATA